GCCTGATAACTTATCTCATGAATTTCATAGAGACTTTGCATTGTCTCTAAGAAAGAATTTCGGCATGTGTTCGATCGAAAGAGATAATTGCAATAATATTATCTCTTATCGCGGTAGTGATAGTCGTTTTAGGCCGGGGTTCGATGGTGTTTTCAATCGATCCTCAACTGATACGAATATAGTAGATTACGTCACGCTTTTACAGGTGCCGTCCTACCGGAGTTTATTCCGTAAGCACAAATCGATGTTTGATCCTGTGTTTAAGGGAATAGACGTAGCTGCCTACACGAATAACAATTTAGTGGATGATATTGGTCCAATAAATCGAGCTCGTGCAAGCAATTATCCTGTATTCGGAGGTGAAGTTCACTTCCTAATGCAAGAAGGTGGTAAGATGCGTAGTATTGCATCTCCTCATCTCGTCTTTCAGATGGCTTTACAGCCTCTGGGAAACGCCGTCTATCGCAGAGTTAAATCCCTTCCTTGGGATTGCACTTTCGATCAGACAAAAGCAGTACCGTTTGTACAGTCCGCCCTACAGAAGAATCAACAAGTATTTTCTGTTGATTTAAGTTCAGCGACAGACTACTTTCCTATGAGTCTGCAGCTAACTTGTCTCCGTTCTATATTTGGCAATCAACCAGACATAGAGTTGTTCAATGAAATTAGTCGTAGTTATTGGCTAACCTCAGAGAACGATGTAGTTCGTTGGAAACGTGGCCAACCATTAGGATTGTATCCTAGTTTTGGTACGTTTACAATGACGCACGGTTATCTTTTGTGGTATCTAAACAATAAATCTTTTAATAATGATTTCTTTGTTCTGGGTGATGATGTTGTCATCCTGAACGAAGATCTCTATATTAAATATGTTTCTTGTTTAGACACTATGTCATGCCCGTGGTCTAAAGAGAAATCAATTAATTCCAATAAACTCTCTGAGTTTGCTGGTAAATTGATTACATCATCAAAGGTTATCCCTATGATGAAGTATAAGAAGTTGTCTAACGACAATTTCTTAGACATCTGTAGACTTCTTGGTCCTCGTTCCCGTACACTTTTGTCTAAACCTCAGATGAGAGTTTATGATGATGTTTGTCATTTACTCGAACCCTTTGGTTTAAACTTCTCATATCCTGGTAGTAATTATGCCAAGATGTTTGAAGCTACGCAAAATGTATGGAAACCATCAGAAGCAGTCGTTGCTTCCCTTATGGGGCTATCTTCCGTCGTCCGTAAGAATATCTACGGAAAACGAATTGTTAAGAATGTACCAATAGACTTAGGAAGTTTATTGGAAATTCTTTCCACTTTCGACGAGAAAGTAGTTGAGGTCCTCCAGACTCTCGTTCCTTGGGAGCTTTGGAAACGATTTCAAGGGTCTCCGATCCTTGAAGGGTATGCTGGAGT